GCATTTAATTCCATTTTACTTAAATTTACACTATTATATATATAATCTTCAAATGCCTCGGCCGCTATTGGAACTTCTGGTTTCACCATCTCATACATACACCTAGCATAGTCCTGTATTTCTTGTTGTGCGTGGTCATCCATTCTTAACTGGCAAAAATGGAAAAAGTTGTGCAAGTCCATCTTCCAGTAGCATTCTGTATAGTTCGATACTGGTAAAACGGTTCTTGCCAACTCTCTTGCTAAACCACCGTGACTTAATGTATCATTACCAATTAAAAACTTATAAGCATATCTTGCCTTATTAGTTATCTCATGTATTCTTTGTTTATAAGAATGTTTCCACGAATCTATTAAATCTCCTTCTCTACCTTGTTTATTAGTTTGAGATTGTGGTTTTAAATACTCATCACTTGGCTCATAACAATCATCTGACATTATAGAATATCTACCTGAATATTCATTGAGGGATGCAGTTCTATGTCTTACCATCTGCCTCATAACAAAAATGGGAAGCTTGAGATGGAATTTAACTTCTACCATCTCAAGAGGTGAGGTATGTTTGTGTCTAACTAGATAACGAATTAAATTCCTATTGTCTGATATAGATCGTGTACCCTTTCCATAGGATACACGAGCTGCATCAGCAATATCTCCATCACTACCCATTATGTCTATAAATCTTACAAACCCATGCTCATGTAGCTGTTGTTCTTTGATCTTCATTATAATCATCTCCAAAAAGTACGATTCTCATATCTTCAAAAGCTTTCTTTTTATATTCTGCTTCACTTCTAGTCCATGATAAACTTTCTGCTCTATTCTGTTTTTCTCCGTAATGGTTAATCATATCCGTTAAGTAATACTTAGTTTGTTCTTCCGTTAAAAGCATATTGTCTCCTTAGCATTTAGACCACCGTGAGAGTTGAAAATCTGCATGTAGACCTGAATATGTATTATTATCTATAACATCAACAATATCACCTGTTGTCTTACCACTCATAATCATATCATTAATATCTTTTTCTTTTATATTATCAGGCCAAATACAAACACTATAACCAGTCATAATCAATTTATGTAAAGCCTCCTTAATTTGTTTGTTTCTCTTTTCGTTATCCAAAACTATTACATTTTTTACCGTAAGTCCTTTAAAATTTAAACCAGCTATTGCTAAACAATTTGGTAAAAATAAACTATCTAAAGGACCTTCTACACAATATTGTGTTTTATTATTATCTATTCTTTCTTGGCCATATATTAAATTATCGACTCCTTGTAGTTTAATTGTTATATACTTACATTGATCTTTAGGATCAAATGACCTTCCCTGGTAACCAATAATATTATTATCACCGTCGAAAAAAGGAATTACTAATCTTGGTGTATCCTGTTTCAATGACTGAAACTTATTTGGGATAATTTTATTAGTCCATTCTTTAAATCTCGTACAGTAATAAAGTTTATTAAAATACTTCTCAGGTATTTTTCTTTTTCTTAAATAAAATTTAGCTGGGTGTTTGTCGGACAAAGAATCAATAGTTGATAATCCTTGTAAGACATGATTGAATTTTGGAGTGAAATTGAACTTAGGAATGATAGGTGTTGGTTCACTTGGTTTCTCCTTATATCGTTCAGTAAGATACTCTTTATGTAAAGCAGGATTAACTTTTTCTAAAAACTTATTAAAACTAGTACCATAATCACAATTATGACAACGATAAAAATATTTGTTTTGCTTTTCATATATAAAACCGCGTCGTTTATTTTGATTCTTTTGCGAATCACCACATATTGGACACCGAAAGTTCCAAAGGTTTGTGTGATTTTGTTTGAACTTCTCTAAAGAAGTTGATATTAAATTAATATACTTTACATCTATATATGAACTACTCACTTTTCATCTCCATTTGTTTACTACATTATACTACATTTTAAAACAAACTAAAAGGAAGATTATACTTATATCCTAATAATGTACCTACAATTATCATTGCACCCCAGGCCGCCCATTTCCATTTTTCTAAATGTCGAATACGGCCATCCAAAGTTTCAAATTTGTCTGAAATCTTTTTACGAACATTCTCATGGAAATCTAAATCAGATTGTAGATGTTGATCTATTCTTCCATGAATTAATTTTATATCATCTAATCGTTCACCATTTTTTGTTGTGAAATGAGCCTTAACAAACTCACATTGTTCCTCTAACTCTTTAATTACATACTGTAAATGTTCTATATCTTTTTGCAACACAACTATTTGAGTTTCCGACGCTCGTGATTGACTGTCTTTATTTTCCATCCTCTCGACAATCCTCTAATTGTTTTACCATGGAATTTTCAGCATTAAACCTATCTTTAATCCATCTGGGTGTGACTTCATAATTTCCATTAGGCAATTTTGTCATCTGAGCTTCACCCACTATTCTAACAGTAGGTCTTTCATAAGCATTACTATTAGCACAACCAACAAATAATACTAAACACAATCCAACCAGTAAATTTTTCATACATGACCTCCTTTCCATTTAACCCTTTCGTCCCGTATTACCACCACGAGCTCTTTCAGCTAAATATTCAAACATAGAATCAACACCCTCAACATCAGCATCAGCTAATGAGTTATCCATCTTCTTCTTTCGATCTTTAAATTCTTCAAAACTTGCTTTATCAGAGTTCTTTTCGATCTTATCCATAATTTTTAAACCAAGACCAAGTGCGTTTCCAATTATTGATCCTATCATTTCTTATCTCCTTTTTTGACCATGATTCCTGATTTAGTACCATCAGTTTTTGAATATTTTCTTAAATATAACATATAACCATTAGTTGCATGTTGAACGATAATAGACTTCTTAGGATTCTTCTTTGCATATGCATATATTTTTTTACCTGCTTCTGAGGTCGTATCAATATGTCTTGACCATCTAGAGAATTTACTTTTACCAAATTTACATTTCATAAATTCAGCATCAGGAACTTTAAATACTGGCATACTTGCAAATGTTGAATCTGGCGTTGGTATTGGAACTTCTGCTGTTTCAACACCTTCCTCTACCTCCTCAGCAGATTCCCACGTTTTGTCCTTCTTATCCTTATACTTAGATTTAACTTTCTTTTTCTTCTTCTTCTTCCAAGCAGCTACATCAGAACCAGTACCAGGGACATTAGGGCCAGTAGCATTCGTAGGAGCATCTTCTTTCCGTATTCGAGGTTCTGTTCTATTATATTTCTGAGTTGTTACAGATAAATTACTTGTATCATTATTGGTAGGATCATTATCTTTATGATGAACATCCTTTTTATCATCCTTTTTTACTTTTCCTTTTTTAACCATTAACCGTCGTGCTCTTAATCTTGCTGCATTACGAACTCTTTGTTCTGGTTGTGAGTGGTAATTATCATACTCTTTTCTATAATTTCTTTGCGTCATAATCTTCTCCAAGTAATTTCTTTAATTGTTCATCATCTTCGGCTTCTTCGCGAAGAAATACTAATGCAGCAACAGCATAAGAACTAATCTTAGACTTACCACCGGGTATCTTTTCCATAAGCCGTTTCATATTAAAAATAAATCTTATTAATACAGTATAAGAATCCTTTGCTTTTCTATCTTTCAATTCTTTGTACTTTATTAATACTTTACCCTTTTTATCAATAATACCATATTGATAAGCCTCCTGGTCTTCCCATTTCTTTACAAGTGTTGTAACGATTCTATATACAATATAGGTATCGACTAGTCCTGACATTTATTCCATACCCCTTAATTTTTCTATGATGGTTTCATCCAGGCCTATTTCTACATATTTTTCTAATGGTATCCTATTCAAGAACACTAAAAAAGTTTTTAAGACAGGATGATATTCTTTTTCTACTTTATAAAATAATATCCTAGTAGCTGCTTTATTTTCAAAAACATTATAAAAGGTAACAAGATGATTAATAATCAATCTTTCTTTTAATACGCTATCATCATGGTACCTTTTAAACAATCTACGAATATAATGAAGTCTTTTTATATCCTCAAAAAACTCCGTAATATCTTTACAATGTGGATTATCATAATGTAACAATGCAAACATCATGTAATTACCATTTGTCAATTCACTAAAATTCATAAAACTCCTCAATTCATTTCATAATTCGCTGTTCCGGCCACAAAGGATAAAATTTATGTTCCAACCAATCATCATTATATGGATATTCAAATATCCAATAATTTGTTTTATATGGATAACGCCAATTTTCATCACCAGCATACCGATATAAAATCCATTTCTTAATTACATAATAATTAACTCCTGGTGCTGGTAAAATCCAATGATCTCCATTATCAACTATTCCACGGACACAATTCTGTTTACACGCATAAGCTTCAATCAATGAATATGCAATCTTAATATCAAACTGTCCATCACCATCAGTATCTATATAGAATGATACTGTCCGTGGTATTTCTTCAGGTACCCAATCAATTATTTCATTAGTTTCTGGTAAATCTAATTCAACAACATAATCGCTAGCCTGAACGCTACTCACCCATAACAATAAAAAGCATAGGGTAATCCTGAGTATACATTTCATTTGTCAATGTCTTACGCAGATACTGTAATGGTTCCAGCAGCGGTTCCAATAGCTTCTGTATTATCAATTACTGCATTATTCGTACTAACAGTATCTTTAATTGTACCACTATTAAGAGCAATTGCATCTGCACCAATAGACAGTTCATCATCCACATTCCAAGCTTCATCAAGTGTTAACATTACCTTCCTGAAAACTAAATTATTAGTTCCAGTACCTGATAAATAATCTACCTCTAGAGATTCCGCACCAGGATTGTTATTATTAACTAGTACAAAAGGTACACCTGTAACAGTTACTCTTTCATTAAAACTACAATTAATATCAAGATTTGCACCAGCCGCATGAGTAGCTGCAGTTGTAGTTGTTATAAAACGAAATGATGAAATACTTGCTTCTGCTAATTTAGTAGCTTCAGTACCAAGACCACGAATAGCAACCAATACTTCTCTATCCGCACCAGCTCTACCTTGTCCACCAGCCGCTACAGTCCAACCACGATCTGTTGCATATGCACCTTCTTTTTCAAGGGCAGTTAAATACTTTGGTTTGGCTTCATCAGCCGTTGTTGCTCCCCAAGAACCCATGTTATTTCTCCTCTGTTAAAAATGTTTTAGCCCATGTGTGTGGACTAGATTTTTTCTTTTCTTTTTTCAATTTTAGAACAGAAGGTTTTTCTGCACCGTTCCCATAAATCACTTTCACTCCACCATGTTCATCTAGTTCAAATTCAAAATCTTCTCCGTTTTTAATACCGCCTTGAACACAGTTAATATGAAAATTATATACATTCCCTTCACTCAAAACTTTCCCGACATTTTGATGATAACCTTTAACTTTACCTTTCATAATTTACTCCTTTTTAGGCGCCTTTTGCATCATTTTTATTCTTAGCAATATTCAACGCTAACCAGTTAAGAATAGGCCAGATTTTGCCAATTATAGGTAATTTTTCTGCATAATCATCCTTCAACGTCATTGTAACTGCATTAGCACACACAACTATCGTAGAAGCTATTCCAAACCACGCTTCCCCCGTTGCCCAACTAAATATAACTTGTTCCATTTTGTTTCTCCTTAATTTTTATTCCGTAAAATATTAATAAACAAAAGCTGCAATACCCCAACCTAATAGAAAATATATTGCGTTAACCATCCAAGGTGCCATCTGATTTCTCCTTTTTTTGTGATTAGTTTACTTTCATATAAAATTTACTTCATTCGTTTCTGTAATTCCTTAAAAACCTTTTTAGCTAATTTAGTATTTTTAGTCATTAATCCATCAGCGAACTTTTTAAATTTATCCTTTGTTACATATTCTCTCATCTTAGAGCCAGAAATACCTTTAACACCTTCTGCGTCTGGATCTCTATCACCCGCTGATGCTACTGAAAAATCTTTAATATTATCTAAATCACTATCAACAAACTTTGACATATTCTTTTTAAACTCTGCAACTCTATCACTACCGACAACAAAGACAACTTTAGAAAACTTTTTATCATTTAAATACTCTAATACGTCAAATGGTGATTTAATAGTCGTATCAGTATTTATAATATCACCAAACACATTTGTAAGAACTGCTATCTTTGTTTTATAAGTTAATGGGTTCTTTTTCTTATCCTCTGTTTTAGAGGGATAAATCATTGGAATTCCCTTCTCCTTCTTGGCAACACTCATCACTTTTTTGATAAGTTTCCCATGACCCGTAGTAGGAGGATTCATACGCCCAAAGGAAAAGACAGCTGTTTTAACCATACCTTCCTTAATAAAAGTTCTGAATGTTATCACAACTTATTCCTTTGCTTCGTCTTTATCTTTATCCCACTCTTTTTCTATTTCATTATAAAATTTCTTCTTATCTTTATCATCCAATTCTGCTGGGCTCTTAATATTCCATTTAGCAAGCTTCCCATCAAAAAACTTCCGATATGCTTCTTGTCCTGCAGTCATTTCTTTAAACGATTTCATCTTCTTTGGTTCCTCCTCTAAAATATTACAATATTCCAATGCACGTTTACCTCGGTACCGTTTACCTGCTTGAAAACTTCTATTCACTTGTTCCGCCATAACTTTGTTGTTTGGACAAGTGCACTGCCATCTATATTTTGAATCACATATTGCACAAAATCTTGATCTTGGTCTAAACATTCCATCAATAATAGTCATTAATTCTTAATATTTCCCCCTTATGTTATTTATCCCAATTTTTAGCAATCGTAAAATTGGCATGTGAAAAACCTAGTCTGTCTACTAACTTAACAGCACTACCATCTTCTGAATCAATGGCAACATATCCTTCTGGTGCTGTTACTTTAAATCCATCCTCAGTTCTTAAAAATGTTCCCATTCCTTTTACCTTTTCTAGTTGTTTAACTATCAATAATTTTGCATCATTAATACCTAAATATGTAGCAAAAGTAAAATGAATGTCCTTAGAATGTTTCTTAAATGTTTTCTTCGCTTCCTTCTCGTAATCCTTAAATCTCTGTTTACCTTTGTCAGTTTTCTTAGCTGACATTTCTTTTACCATTCGTTCTATATAATAATCTTGAAATTGTTTAACTGTTTTTTTTGTATCAGTAAAACGTAGTCCCTCTCTTATTTTTGTATTAAAGAAAACCTTTAATAGAGCGGATAGAGTAAACTGATCCTTCTTTGCAGATTCCTTTTTTAATAGATTAAGAAATTTTCCAGAAAGTTTTAAAGCACCTTTAGTTTTGGCTATAAGACCCTCAATTGTTTTTATTTCAGATTTTGTCATGCTTGGATTTACTAAGTCTAAACTAGCATCTTCAAACCAAACATTTTTAGTTTTCTTAAACGCTTTAGCATTAACCCCAAATGAAGCAGAAAGGTCAGCAATAGTTTTACCTTTATAGGTAGTATGCCATACTACACCTAGCTTAGCTTT